TGTGAACCCGAACGCCACCAGAAGCTGCAGCGCCGGAACCTGGGACTGATGTTTTGGCGATTATGCACTTGACGACACCAGTCGGTTTCGCTATTCAGAGTCATGTCCAACGATCTGACTCTGCTCGAAATTATGCGCCGCTACTCGACGGACGAGGCGGCCCGCGCGTATTTTGAAAAGGTCCGTTGGCCGAACGGTCCGGTCTGCCCCCATTGCGGTAGCCGCGACAAAATCTATTCCCGCTCGGAAAATGCCAAGACCGGCACCCGCCCCGGCCTCTACAAATGTGGCGAGTGCATGGACACCTTCACCGTAACCGTTGGCACGGTCATGGAGGCGTCGAAAATCCCGCTCCATAAGTGGCTGATCGCCTTCTACATGATGTGCGCCAGCAAGACCCAAGTGTCGGCACTGCAATTGCAGCGCCAGCTTGAGCTTGGCTCGTATCGCACCGCGCTTTTCCTCTGCCATCGCATCCGCTTCGCGCTCAAGGACGTGAGCACCGGCGGGCAACTCGTCGGCGAAGTCGAAGCCGACGAAACCTACATCGGCGGCAAGGCGCGCGGCAAAGGTCGCGGCTACACTGGCAACAAAGTCGCGCTGGTTTCCGTCGTTGAGCGCGGCGGCGATGTTCGCTCGACCGTCGTGAAGCGCGTCAACGGCATGGTCATCGACACGCTGCTTAAGCGCCATGTCGCGGACGAGGCCCATCTCAACACCGATGAGTCCCCGCTCTACAACAAGGCGGGCAAGCGCTTCGCCTCGCACGCGCGGGTCAATCACTCTGCCGAAGAATATGGCTATTACGACTATCGCTCGGGTCGCACCGTCACGACGAATACGGTTGAGGGCTTTTTCGGCAACAGCAAGCGCAGCCTTGACGGCACTCACCACCATGTGAGCCGCCAGCATCTCGACCTTTACGCTGCCGAGCTCGATTTCAAATACAACACGCGCAAAGAGACCGATGGACAGCGCACCACGCGCGGCATTGGGCGCATTGAGGGGAAGCGTCTCATGTATCGTCCCAAGGCATCCGCCAATGGCTAAGGCTCGGGTTTCCGAAGTCCGCGCCGAAGTCCTGCTGACTGAATTGCTCAAGGCTCAAGGCTGGGATTGTCGGCGTCCCCCGAACGGGGAGATGCTGCGCCAGCACGAGTATAAGGACCACGGCCATCTTCGCGACGTCTTTTTAGGGCGCAGCAAGGTTACGATGATCGGGCATGGCTTGCCCGAAGCCGTGCTGGTCGATCGCCAGACAATGCAGCCGGTGCTCGTGGTTGAGGCGAAGGCCACCGTCGCCGATCTCGACAAGGCCATCCGCGAAGTCACCGACGTTTACGGTCGCGCCTGTATTGACGCTGGCTATTCACCGCTTGCTGTTGCCGTCGCGGGGACGTCCGAAGACGATTTCGCCGTCAGGGTTTTCAAGTGGGATGGTTCGCAGTGGCGAGCCGTCACCTATGAGGGCAATCCGATTAGCTGGATTCCGAACCGCGAAGATGCGGACCGGCTTCGCGCACCCTCAACGACATCCGAACTGCGCCCGTCGGTCCCCAGCCCGGATGTGCTGGCGAGCTTTGCCGACGAGATTAACCGGCTTCTTCGCGAGGCCAACGTCAACGATCGGTCGCGCCCTTCGGTCGTCGGCGCGTGCATGTTGGCGCTATGGCAGTCCAAGGGAGCGCTGCGCAAAGACCCGCAAAACATTCTGGCGGACATCAATCGCGCTTGCGAAGAAGCGTTTTGGAAGGCCGGAAAGCCGATCCTCGCAAAGAGCCTGCACGTCGACGAGGCGAACGAGAAATTGGCCGTCAAGGCGCGGCGGATTATCAGTATCATTGAACGCCTCAACGTGTCCGTTCTTACGGCCGAACATGACTACCTCGGGCAGCTCTACGAGACGTTTTTCCGCTATGCTGGCGGCAACACCATCGGGCAGTATTTCACGCCCCGGCACATCGCCAGTTTGTGCGCCGACATGCTCGAAGTCTGCCGCGATGACATCGTGCTCGACCCGACATGCGGAACCGGCGGTTTCTTGATCGCCGCGATGGATCGCATCGCCCGCGAGCACCAGATTTCTCGGTCTGAAATGGTCAAGATGGTGAAAGATTGCCTGATCGGCTTCGACACCGAACCAGTCACCGCCGCGCTGTGTGTGGCTAACATGATCCTGCGCGGCGACGGCTCTTCGAGCGTCCACCGTGGCGACGCGTTTACCGCGCCCGAGTTTCCTATCGGCTCAACGAGCGTGGTTCTTATGAACCCGCCTTACCCTCACAAAAAAACGGACAGCCCGACCGAGGATTTCGTCGAGCGCGCTCTGGAGGGGTTGCAGCAAGGGGGTAGGCTCGCCGCCATCATCCCGCTGTCGCTGTTGGTCAAAAGCAACAAGGCAAAGTGGCGTAAGTCGATCCTCGCGAAGCACACCTTGGAAGCCGCTGTGAAACTGCCCGACGAGCTGTTTCAGCCCTACGCGCAGCCTAACACGGTCATCGTCTATTTGCGGAAAGGCATCCCCCATCCGAAGGGTAAGCACGTCTTTTTCGCGCGCATCGAGAACGACGGCTACCGGCTGAAAAAGGGGGTGCGAATCGAAACCCCCGGCTCGGAACTGGCAAAGGTGCTAGACCATTTTCGGAAGCACAAGACCGAACCCGGCTTTTCGGGCTGGGCGGAACTGGACGAAGACGCGAGCTTTGCGCCTGGTGCCTATATCCCCGCGCGCGAACTGCCGGAAGAAGAGACGGATCAAGGGGTCCGCGAAGTCATCCGCGGTCGTTCTGCGTTCGTCGCCTATCATGCGACCGAACTGGTTACGCTCAACACCGATCATCCGATTGATCCGTCCAAGATGCGGAAAATACGTCCCCTTCGCTCGGTCACCGAGGGGACGGTCGGCGAGTATTTCGACATCATCTACGGGCAGAAGGCGCTACACAGCAAAGAGGGGCTGCTGGACGGCAACTCGCTGGTTATCTCGTCGAGCGGCCTAGATAACGGATGCTATGGCTTCTTCGACTTTGAGCCCGTGATGCAGCCGCCGTTTGTGACCGTCCCTAGCACCGGCTCTATTGCAATTGCGCACGTCCAAGAGTTTCCTTGTGGCGTCACCGACGATTGCCTGCTGTTGCTGCCCAAGGAAGGCACTCGCCACGCAATGCTCTACGTCGCCGCTGCCGCGATCCGTAGCGAGCGCTGGCGCTTCAGCTACGGCCGCAAGGCCACGCCGGAACGCATCGGGCATTTCCCGCTGCCTCATACGGACGAACTGCTCGACCGGATCGACGAGTATCTGGTCAGGACGGCGCGGGTTGAGGATACGCTTCTCGACGACGCCGAAGACGCTCTCGACAGCCAAATCGCCCGCAAAAAGTTGGCGGAATTGTCAACGGGCGCGGCCCGTCGAGTGTCTGGTGCGGAACTGGAGTCCCGGCTTTCGGCAATGCTGGACGACTAGCCCATGCCCTTCATCGGCTTCGCATTCACCGACCGCGCGCTCGATTTCGTTGAGACCCTTCCGCCGAAAATCCGGAAGCAAGTCGTCAAAAAGGCAAAGGCGCTACTGGCTAACCCGTTCCCGCAAGGATCGAAGAAGCTCAAGGATGTCGAGACAGACGAGGGCGATCCGGTGTATCGTGAGCGCTCGGGAGATTATCGCATCCTCTATGTGGTCCGGTCGGACCCGTCGGAAGTGCTGATAATCGACATCGACCACCGCAAGGACGTGTATCGCATGACGAAGAAGACCACCGAGCCAGCGGACGAGATGCGCATGAAAGAGTCGGATTTCGACGACATCATGAGCAAGGCGCTTGGCGTTCCCGCTCCCCTTGGCACGGCCAAGAATGACGACGAACCTAAGCGGCTAAGCGCTCACCCCCGCAAGAAGCCCTGACACCTCGCCCTGACGATTTGCGGGAAGCCCGCATTTTGGCGAGATGTGTCGCGAAGTGCATAATCGCCGATGTTTTTCTGCGGCATTGAAGGTCACGGCCCGGCCTCCAGCCTAAAATTTACTTGCTGCAAACGCCTACGATGCCTATATTGATCGCAAGGATTGGGCATTTCCCGGTCGACAAGGGGGTTCCGGTGCAGCCGGGGCCCCTTTGTTTTTGGCGTCATGGAAACCACTTCACCCCTCCCAGCTTGGGCCGGATCAGGTCGAACGCCCGGTTGGGTTGGTCAGGGCGCAGCCGCGCGAGCCCGATTGGCCGTGCCGTCAGATCGGCTAGCTGCAGACCAGTCGAGTTGGCAGCCTTGGGGATAAACATTAATCTCCCTCACCCAACACGGTTCGTGCTCAGTGCCAAGGACCTAGTGATCCTCCCGTGGACTCAGCAGCACTTCAGGCCTTGGACGCGCTTCACGACCCCAAGGATCGGCCGGTTCGATGAGGAGCTGTGCCGCGAGGTGCAGTGGGCCCTAGCCGAGCAGTGGGACGACGTTCCTCAGTTCTAGGCCGTCTCAACGACCTCCAGCATCGTCCCTCCTGATGCCCGCCCTCACCGGCGGGCTTTCTCATGCGCGCGACCGCCCTCCGGCCGCTGCCGCCTGCCCGCACCCTAGCACGGCCGAATCGGGGGCGCGACTAGATTTAGGGGATTATTGTCCCTTTTGTTGTTGACGGGGGATATTTGTCCCTGCATAGTCCTCCCATACCCGCAGATCGCCGCAAGGCCGAAGACGCCGGGTCAACAGCCGCACCCCGCGGCGAGGGAGAGACGACCACATGACCACGCCCCACATCGGGAAGCCCTGCATCATCCGCTGCTACGCCAGCGGCGTCCATTTCGGCACGCTGGTCGCGCAGGACGGCCGCCAGGTCGAACTGACCGACGCCCGTCGCCTGTGGCGCTGGTTCGCCAAGGACGGGATCAGCCTGTCGGAGGTCAGCCAGAACGGCATCGTCCCGAATAAGTCGCGGATCGCACAGACGGTCCCCGCCATCACTCTGCTCGACGCGCTGGAGATCATCCCGTGCAGTGACGCGGCCGTCGCCAGCATCGTGGGCGCCGAGGTCGCCCAGCCGTGAGCCCGTTCGAGGATTACGAGCTCGGCTCCGGCTACGGCGACGGCGACGGCGACGGCGACGGCGGCGGCTACGGCGACGGCTACGGCGGCGGCGGCGGCGGCGGCGACGGCGACGGCGACGGCTACGGCGGCGGCTACGGCTACGGCTACGGCGGCGGCGGCGGCGGCGGCTACGGCGACGGCGACGGCGACGGCTACGGCGGCGGCTACGGCTACGGCGGCGGCGACGGCTCCGGCTACGGCTGACCGGCTTCACCGGCTCGGGGGCGGCTCGCCCGCCCTCATCCCGTAAATCTGCACCTTAAGTGAGAGAAACCGTGGACGACGACACAAGAGGCAGGCTGGCCGAGCTAGCGCACGACGCGCAGTCGATGGCCGACGAGATCATCCGCATGCCTGAGATGCGCGGCGGCGGACTGATCGCCCATTGGCTCGCCATGGCCGCCAAGGGACTGCGCGACGAGATCGAGCGGACGGAGGCGTCGGCATGAGCGCCCCCACCCGCGACAGCCGCGCCCTGATCGCCGCCCGCGAGCGAGCCAGCTACGGCGTCGCCACCACGGCAGACGCAGCACTGCTGGGCGAGAGCCGGCACGGGACAGATCGCATCCTCGCCCGCAACACTCTTGCCGTCATCGAGGCCGATCGCATCCTCGCGGCGCGCTCGGCCGACGCACCCTACGCGCTCGACGTGGAGCCAGCCCGCACGCGGCCGCTGCATGTCCTGCTCGTCATCGCCGCTGCGCTGGCTTTCCCGGCCATCTGCGTCGCCGCCCTCATCATCGAGGGAGCGGCATGATGCCGCCCCCCATCATCATCGAGAGGATTTCGTAATGAGCCCGTTTGCCGCCATTACCGCCGCCTGCGTCGCGGCCGCCAGCATCAGTGTCGCCACCAGCGCGCGATCGAGCGAGGTCTGCGACAGTGTTGCGGAGCTGGTCCAGACCACCGCCGAGGCCAGGGACGCAGGCGTTCCGAAGGCCGCGGTCATGGTCGTCGTGGGCAACAATGAGCCGCTGGTCGCCGGCTTCCTCTCGCGGGTCGCCGAGCAGGTCTATGACAGCGACCTTTCGCCCACGCTGCTGCGCGAGGTGATGCGCGTCACCTGCGAGGACACGCTGCGGTGATGGACTGACTCATCCTCGCCTTCGCCTTGGTCGTCGGCTTCATGGCCGGCGCAGGCCTCACCCTGGCTCTACTGTGGAAGGACTGACCATGATCGGCTGCGACGTGCAAATCACCCCACTGGACGACGACGAACGTGCGCTGCTGGCGCGCTACGCGGCGCGCAAGGCGACTGCGGCCCGGACCTACGCCACCGCGCAAATCCCGCCCGCGCACCGGCCCCGCGAATGCGCCCGCTGCGGCGGCGCGGCCGTGGTGCGGATGGTCGGGGATCGCATCGAGGCGGACTACTGCCGCCAGTGCTTCTGCCTCTCGGCCGTGCCGAAGGTCTGCGGCGCTCCGCTGCGGTATACCGTGGGAAGAGCGAAATGAGCCGGCCGATTGAAGTCTGCGTTCACGACCTGCTGACGTGGCTGGAAAAGCAGCGGCTAGCACACGCCGACATGGTGACGGATGGGGGCGACGCCTCGATCTGGTGCAAGGAGGAAGCGGAGAAGATCGCGGATCACGCGCAAACAGTCATCTGCCTGAACGAACTGCGCCTATTATCGGACGAAGCCGACTTTCTGCGCCATGAGGGCGGTCCTCAAAGCGTCGCGGCAATGGAGGCGGCGCTCAAAGCCACCATCCCCGTGATGCGCCGGACGGCGGCGGAATACCTCGAAAGCGTCATGATCCGCCATAACCCGGACACCATCGCACCGTCAGAATGGGCCGAGATTGCTGCCGATCTGGATGCCATCCTCGCCGCAGAGGCAGTGGTGGGCCGGCTTGACGATGACGACGACCGCGACCGCCTCTGGCTGAATCCCATTCTCGATGCTGGGAAATGGCGCGCCTTCGGGGAGACGCGCTGATGCTCGCCGCCCCCCGCTTCATCCCGCGCCCATTCCCCGACCCGTCAGACGAGGCCGAGCGCGAGGTCACGATGGTCGGCACATTTGACCTCGAATGGACGCAGGCCGACCCCAGCGTTGGCGAGACCGTGACCGGCTACGTCGCGTGGCTGCTGCATGCAGACATCGGCGATCTGATGCTGACACGCGAGCAGGTGAGCCGCGCTCTCGGAGACGACGTGCTGCGCGAGTGGGAGAGCGAGGTCGGCCGGGAGGCGACGGAGCAATGACACACCCGCGCGCCACGTCCTCGCCTGCGTGTCGCGCCAACTGCCGGGCGGGCTCCCGAACCCGCCCGGCCTTTTATTCGGAGGATGCTGAGATGACGGCACAAACTGTAGTTGTTCCAGAGACCATGGATCCACCGCGCAGCACAGCCCTCACCGTCACGCCGATGGCGATGATCGAGCGGGCAATTGCCAGCGGCGCGGGCGTCGAGGTGCTGGACAAGCTGATGACGTTGCAAGAGCGATGGGAGGCCGCCCAAGGGCGGAAGGCGTTCGACCGCGCGATTGCCGACGCGAAGGCGGAAATCCCACCGATCATCAAGAACCGCACCGTGGACTTCCAGACGGCGAAAGGGCGGACGCACTACCAGCACGAGGACATGGCCGAGATCGCCCGCACGGTGGACCCGATCCTGTCCAAGCATGGCTTGTCCTACCGCTACCGCACCTCGCAGGATCAGCGCACCGTCATCGTGACGTGCATCCTGTCGCACCGCGAGGGCTACAGCGAAGAGACGACGCTTTCGAGCGCGGCTGATGAAAGCGGGAACAAAAACCACCTGCAAGCCATTGGCAGCGCGGTCACCTACCTGCAACGCTACACGCTCAAGGTGGCGCTCGGCCTCGCGGCTTCGACTGACGACGACGCGCGCCGGTCTGAGGCCGTGAAGCGCATCGACGCCGAACAGTTCTTCATCCTGCAAGGATTGATCGAGGAAACCGGCGCGGACGTGCCGGGTCTGCTCAAGTTCATTGGCGCCGACGACTTGGAAGAGCTGACCCTCGCGCAGTTCGACAAGGCGGTTGCTGGCCTGCGCGCCAAGCAGAAGGCAGCAAAGAAATGAAGGTGATCGATCATCCGCAGGGGTCGCCTGAGTGGCTGGCCGCGCGCGCCGGAAGCCTCGGCGCCTCCCAGCTCCATGAGGCCCTTGCCCGCACCAAGTCGGGCTGGGGCGCGAGCCGTGGAAACCTGCTGTCTCGTCTGGCGGTAGAGCGTCTGACCGGTGTTCCTGTGTCCACCTTCGTCAACGCGGCGATGGCACATGGAACCGCGACGGAGCCGCTGGCGCGCGAGACCTATGCATTCGTGCATGACGCCTCCGTGGCCGAGGTCGGATTGGTCATTCACCCTACGATCCAGGGCACCCATGCAAGCCCGGACGGATTGGTGGGCGAGGATGGTCTGGTCGAAATAAAATGCCCCCAGCATCAACAGCACATGGCGACACTGCTGGGCGAACCGATCAAGGACGCATACCGGATGCAGATGCAGTGGCAAATGGCCTGCACGGGCCGTGCATTCTGCGACTTCGTTTCGTTCCACCCGGAATTTCCCGCCGAGATGCAGCTTTGGGTTAAGCGCGTCGAGCGCGACGAGGCCGCCATTGCCGAAATGGAGCGCGAGGTCGAGACGTTTCTGGCGGAGCTTGATGCGAAAATCACCGCGTTGCGAGCGCGCTACATGACAAGGGATGCCGCCTGATGGCCGCTCTCGATCCATTCTACCGCGACGGTCGGCCGATCCCCCTGACGGCGACTGACTACGCTTCCCGCGCGGGGCTGACGTTTCCCCAAGCCAAGGGCGTGCTGCAGCGGCTGGCACGCATCGGTCTGGTCCGCAGGTCGGAATTTGGCGGGCGCACACTGCATCATGTGCGAGAGGCCGACTGATGCGTGCCGACAGCCCCCCGCCGCCCATTGTCCGCAAGGAGCGCGGCCGACTCGTGCCCGTCTCGGCGTGGGATGCGGCCGGGCTGGGAGAATACCCGGAAGGGACCGAGTTCGACATGCGCGCCCGAACGAAGCGCAGCAACCCGCAAAACGCCTTGTATTGGCGGGTGCTGCACAATGCCGTCGAGGCCACAGGGCGCTGGCCAACCGCCGAGGCACTGCACACGGCGCTCAAGGTTCGGCTCGGGCGCTTCGAGCCGATATTCGACCTCAAGGGCAACGTGGTCGGCATGAGGCCGGACAGCACGGCTTTCGACAAGATGGGGCATCGCGAGTTCACGGCTTATGTCGAGGAAGCCTACGCGGCGTTGTCCGAGGCGCTGGGCTACGACTGCCTCGCGTTCATGGGGGAAGCGGTATGAACATCGCCCGCCGCCCGCCTCTCGGCCTGAAACAGCCCAAGGCCAAGCCCCGGCCCGATTACCTTGCCGCGGTGCGGGAATTGCCGTGCGTGGTGTGCCGAGCCT